TCATGGCGTGGCTCCGTGGTGGTGATGGTGGTGGTCGTGCTCGTCTTGGGCTCCTTCCGCCTCCGGGGCGGGCGTTTCCTCCGCCTTCGGCGACATGTCATGGCCCGAATGGTCCATGCCCTGGTGCTTGGAATGGTCCATGCCCTGGTGCTTGGAATGGTCCATGCCATGGTGCTTGGAATGGTCCATGCCCCCGTGCTGCGAGTGGTCCATCGCCGGCGCCTCGGCCGGGCCCAGGATGTCGTCGAGCGAGGGCGTGCGCGCGCCAATGCCCGTGTCGCTGGGCAGGCGGCGGCCAACCACGCGGGCCAGCTCGACGCGGGCCAGCCAGTAATCGCGCACGGCCTCGAGGTAGGACTGGTAGGCGTCGTACTCGGCCACCTTGGCCTGGATCAGCTCGAAAACGCCGATGAGCATGAAGTTCTGGCGCTCCTGCTGGCGGGCCACGATCGCTTCGCGTTGCGGCACCAGCGCCAGGCGGTGCGTGTCGACCACCTCGCGCATCGCCGCCACGGCCTCGGCGCCGGTGAGCACGCCGTTCTCCGCGGCCAGCTCGGCCTGCTGCACGCGGGCGATGGCTTCGGCCAGGCGCGCCTCGGCCTTGGCCAGCTTCGCCTGGCCCTGGTTGAACACCGGCAGTTCCAGCGCGATTTCCGGACCCCGCAGCACGCTGCCGTCGCCTTCCTTCTCGCGCTCATAGCCGATCTCGCTGCCGCCGAGCCAGCGCAGGGTGCGGGTCAGGCCCAGCGCGTCGGCCAGCACCTCGGCCTCGACGCGTGCCGCCAGCAGTTCGAGATTGCCCTCGCGGGCCAGCTTGACCAGCGCGGCCGGCTCGTCCTCGTTCGGGACGGGCAGGGGCAGGGTATCGCTGGCCTCCCACGTCGCTTCCTCGCCGCGCAGGCCCAGCAGGGTGACCAGGGCCAGGCGATGGCGCGACGCATCGGCCTTTGCCTGCAGCGCTTCGATGCGCGCCTGGCTGGCCGCGGCCTGTTCCTGCGCCAGCTGCAGCGCGCTGATGTTGCCGGCGGCGTGGAAGCGCCCGGCCAGCTCCGCGCTCGCCGCGGTGCCCTCGGCCACGGCCTCGCGCATGCCCGCCACCTGGCGTGCGGTGACGTAGGCGTACCAGGCCGACTCCACCTCGGCGACGGTGTCGAGCACCGCAGCGGCGACTTCATAGCGGGCGCGGTCGTAATCCTTGCCGGCCAGTCGGGCATTCGCGGGCAACAGCAGCAGGTCGAACAGCGGCAGCGACAGGCCGGTGCTGCGCACGTGGCCGCCGCCCTCGATCGACAGGCGCTGGAAGGACAGGCGTGGGTTCTCGATCTCGACCGCCTCGAGCACTTCGGCGCGGGCCAGGCCCAGGCGCGCGTAGTGCTCGCGCAGGCGCGGGCTGCGCAGCATGGCCACGCGGGTGGCGGCCTCGATCGTCATCGGGGCATCCAGCCACTGCCGGATGCGGGCCTGCTCGGACGGCGGCGCGGACAGCGCCGACCAGTCCACGGCCGGGCCGCCGCGTTCGGACAGCAGTTGGGTGATGTCGGCGTCGCGCGGCTGCGGCGCCAGCGAGGCGCAGCCGGCGAGGCTGGCGCCCAGGGCCAGCGCCAGGACGGCGCGGGCGGGGAAAACGGTCATGGTCGATCTCCGATCTATGGGCCCGCGAAAGGCGGGCAGGGCGGTGCGCGGAACCAGGTTCCGCCAGGACCGCTCAGGCGATCGGAGGTCGGGTGTCGGGCGATCCGGAACGGCGCGGCGGCGCCTGGGCCGTCATGGCCGGCAGAAAGCTGGCGGGCGCGGGCTGGGCCAGCCGCGGGGTCCGCATCGGCGCCGCGGCGGCGTGCTGGAGGCAGTCGCAGCCGCAATAGCCGGGTTCGCCGCCGCAGCAGTCGGCCTCGTCGCCGGCCGGGGCGGGCGACGGGCCGTCGAAGTCATGGCAGGGCGCCTGGAGCTGGGCGGCGCCCGCGGCGTCGGCTGCAAACGCCGGCAGCGGGCCGCTGGCCACGAGGGCCAGGGCCAGCAGCAGGTTCATGAGCAGGCGCGTCAGCGTCATGGCTGCGAGTTTATCGCGTCACAGGCCTTCTTCGGCGACCTTCCCCTTCTGGAAGGTTTCGTAAACGAAGACCGGAATGCCCAGGCCGCCCAGGTGTTGCTCGACCAGGGGCCTGACCGCGGACCAGTCGAGGCCACCCACGCCGGTGGCCAGGCGCGGCAGGGCCAGGCTGGTCCAGCCTTCCTTGCCGGCTTCCTGGGCCAGGGCCTTCAGGGCGTGGTTGACGTTGGCGGTGGTGGCGCGGCCCGGCTTGGCGCCGTGGCCGTAGGCGCCTTCCTGGGTGAACAGGGCCACGATGCGGGTCCCGCCGGCGCCGCCCCAGGTCCAGAGCGTGCCGGCCTTGGGATGGGTGGACTGGCAGTAATGCCGGAAGTCCTTGTACATCGCCGGCGAGAACTCCCGCAGCGACAAGGCCAGCCCCTGCGCGAAGTCGTCATTGGGCGCGACGCCGTGGGCGATCGCGTTGGCCTTCGAAAACAGGATGTCGCCGGTAACGTAGTGGATCATTGCAGCTCCTTGGCCATGGGCCCGTTGGGTTGGCTTTGATGCTCGCGCAGGAGCAGGGGCCATGCCTTGACGGGTATCAATCGGCCGGGGGCGCTGAAACGCCGGGCTGGGTTATCTCTGAATTGACATAATATACAGACCAGGCGCTTTCGCTGCGGCGGGTAAGGGCATCGAGGCGGCACCAACCAGCAGCACCAGCGCCGCCGCAGCGCCCATCTTCCTGGCGATCTCGGCCCATTCCTTGCCAGCCTGGCCGCTGCTTCGCTCCGACTGCACCAGGACAAGCCACGGGCCTGCCTTCTCGCCGGCCAGCTTGGCCAGCTCGATCACCGTGTCGTCCTCTGGGAACTTGCCGCCGCTTCGCCACTGCGAAACGACCTGGCGAGACCGTCCCAGCCGAGCAGCTATGGCCATATCCGTGTCGAAGCCACGAGCTCGCACCTTGTCCATCAGCTTCGCGATAGCACCCATGTTCCCTCTCCAGTTGACACGCTGTTTCCCCGCCAGCATACTCCCCGGCAGTTTCCCGCAGGGGAAACAGGGGCAGCCGGCCGCCACGCCCGGACGCGTCCACCAGGAGCCCCCGCCGGCCAATCCCCCCGGCGACCTGGTGGGCCATTACCAGGGGAAGCGTATGCGCATTTTCACGGTCTTTCAGTTCGGCGCCTGGCAAGGCTGCGTTCTGAATCTTCGCGGACGGGTGGTCTACCAGTCCCTCTGCTACGACACCGAATACCAGGCGCGGGGCGATGCCTCCCGCTGGCTGCTCTCCCAGCAGGGCAGGGCGGCATGAACTCCCGCGCTTACGTCGAGTGGCTCCTGTCCATCCACTTCGCCTCGATCACCCGTCGCTGGGTGCTTGCGGCCCTTCGGAGTCGCCGCCAATGACCTTTTCACCGGCCAGCCCCGCCAAGCGGGCGATGGGCCCGAACAGTAACACGGGCCAAAAGTCCACTCTCGCCGCGCCCATCATCGACTTCTGCACCGCCGTCATTCCTGGCGACAAGGCCAAAGCCGCGAAGATGCACCTGCGCGAGCTCCTTCACCTGATCTTCGGCACGGGTGAAAAGGTCGCCATGGGCCCGCTTCAAGATCGCTCCTGGAACTTCTTCCCGCGCTCGGCAACCCTCGTCGACGAAACCGGCAGCATTGCTGGCAAAGTCGGGGTAGGGGAGGACGGCAAGGTCTGCTTCTCGCTCACCGGCCAGGGCTGCGCCCACGTTCCGAATTGGGCCTACGTCCGCGCTCGCTTGGAAGAGTTCGGTGCGCACCTGACTCGCCTTGATATTGCCGTGGATGATCTGACCGGCGAGACGTTCAAGGTCGAGGACTTCAAGCGCGCCCACACCGAGGGCGCGTTCGTCAGCAACGGACGCCCGCCCCAGGCGCGCTTCGTAGATGACATGGGCAGCGGCAAGGGCTGCACGCTGTATATCGGCCAAAAGGGCCACAAGGAACTGTGCGTCTATGAGAAGGGCAAGCAGCTAGGCGACCCCGAAAGCGATCACACCCGCTGCGAGCTCCGCCTCTATGCCAAGCGCCTCGAATTGCCGCTCGATGCGCTCACTTCCCCCGGTAAGTATTTCGGCGCTGCCTATCCCATCCTCGTTCAGTTCGTCATCGGGGAGTGCCAGCGTCTCTCCGTCAAGGAACGCATGGTCAACGCCTCGGCTGTCGCCCTCAAGCGTTTCCTCCGTAATCAGGCCGGCACCGGCCTTCATCTAATTGTCGATGCCCTCGGCGATGACGCCTGGGAGTTCATCCGTGAAGAAATCGCTCGGCCTGGTCGCCCTGGGCGCTTCAAGAGTTACACCGGCGACCTTCCGCAACTCGTCCGCACCCAACTCAAGGAATCGACGCACCATGAAGATCACGATCATCTCGCCGCACGTTGATGAGAAGAACTGGAGCAAGCCCGACGGCCGCTCCGGCACCATCCGCACCCAGCTCGCCATGGCCGAGACGCCGAAGTTCCGTTCGGAAATCCGCCTCGATCTGGGCAAGAACCTCCCGCCCTACGCGCCCGGCGAGTATCACGTCGATCTCGAAGAAGCCGTGCGCCCTGGCAGCTTCGGTGATCTGCAGCTGCTCAAGGCCCTCCCGCTCGTGCCGATCTCCGGCAAGAAGGGCTAAGCCATGGCTCTCGTGCTCGCCTGTGACTCGGCCGACTACAACCCGACCACGGGCGAGTGCGCTGCGCCTTATTTCACCGAACTACACCTCGCCGCGTCGTCAGCCCTACCGCCCCTGACGGTCGAGGAAGGTTTCGCCATTGCAGGGGCAATCCTGCTCGTGTGGGGCGTTGCCTTCGCTTTCCGGGTGGTAATCCGCACGCTCAACACACTCAACTGAAGGAACCTCTCTCATGTTCAAGAAGCTCGCCGGCGGCGCTGCCGCCCTTACCGTGGCCCCGGCCGCGTTCGCTACCACTGGTGGCGTGGATGTTTCGGCGGTCGTGTCCGCCATCCAGGGCGCCTCCGCCCCGATCGCCGCCATCGGCGCCGCCGTGCTGATCGTCCTGGTCGGCATCAAGGTCTACAAGTGGGTTCGCCGCGCCATGTAAGCGCGCCCGCCAGGGGAGGGCGTGGCTCCCCTGGTGTTTTCGGCTAAGGGGTATCTCATGGGTTATTTCGTTTTGGTCGCGATGCTCGGTGGCGCATGGCTCATTTTCTCCGACTGATTCTCCTGGCATCGGTCGGTCTTCTGCTTGCCCCTGCCGCGCAAGCGCAAACCTATGCCTACTGCATCAACGACCCCGGCCAGATCTGCCGCAACTCCTTGCCTGAATGGATTGGTTATGTCCCCAGCTGGGCCGGTGGTGGAAACTACAGCGTTACGGGTTACAGCAACGCTTCCGGCGCTAGCGGAACGCTGATCATTAATAACGGTCAGGTCGGCGGCATCACCTGGCAGCGCATCGAAGTCGCTCCTAGCCCCTGTGCGTCGTTGCAGGGCACCTCGTACGAGGCATGGAACTACACGGGGTCATGGCCTCCGTCTTCTTCGGGTTGCGCCTCCTCCAGCGAGTGCGCCATTACGATGGAGGTTTTGTCGAAGCCATACGCGGCCGGCGAGGGCGTGATCGCCTATCGTATGAAGGCTACTTACACGGGCTCGTCATGCTCGCTCGAACCGCCCACGGATGAAGCCGGCTCCGATGATGCCGGCGACGGCTGGACCTGCGACCCGAATACGGGTCTGTGCACCGACCCAAACGGGCAGGGAAAGCTCTGCTCGTTTAATCCTGATGGGTCGCGCTCCGCTTGCGTGGACTACGCACCAGGCAATGGCAGCGACCCAAGCCCCACGGAAGACGACAAGCCGGAAGACCCGCGGGATAAGCAAACCGCCAGCGGCGGCGGCACATGCACCCAGGCACCTGCCTGTACTTCGAAAAACCCCATCGAATGCGCCATGCTGTGGCAGCAATGGAAAACTCGTTGTGCTCTTGAGAAGGAAGGCACGGTTTCCGGCGCGGGCTGCACTAACGGCGTTCCTACTACGCTTAATTGCACCAACATGGACGCTGGCCGCTGTTTCCAGCTGCAAAAGCAACATGAAACAGCCTGTTATCTTGGTGTTTCTGGCGACTCGGAAGACGGCATTGATTGGGGTTCTGCTGATCAATCGCTCGGCGAGTTCACCGGCTCCGGCCAAGGCTGGGCGGATGGCAACGGCGGAAACGGGGACGGCTCTGGCCCCTCAACCCCGGAGCTCGATGATTCCGGGTTCTTGGGCGGCTCCCGCAGCTGCCCGACACTTCCCCAGGTGAACGTTTTCGGCACCGTTCTCGATTTCGACCTTGGTCCTTTCTGCGGTTTCCTCGCCATCGGTTCTAATCTCGTTCTTCTGTTCGCTGCCCTTGCAGCCGGCCGCATCATCGGAGGCGCCATCTAATGCCGGTTCCCATAGCTGCATCGGTTGTCGTCGGCGCCATCGTTGGCGCCCTGTCTCGCCTGTTTGCATCTCGTGCGGGCTCTTGGGTGGCGGGTATCCTGGTCTTTCTTGGAATTGGGCTCGTGTCCCATGGCGTTGTCGTCGGTCCCGCCTTGGACCAGATCAAAGCCTATGCCGAAACCGTCGGCTCCGGTGCCGGCTCAGTCGCTGTTGAGTGGCTCGCCTTTCTGAACTTCGATAAAGCTATTACCATGATTTTTTCTGCCTACGCCACGCGAACAGCCATCAATGGTGGCCGCGTTTGGCTCGCGAGGCGCTAACCCATGCCTATTAAGCTGATCACCGGCATACCTGGGCACGGTAAAACGGCGCGCCTCGTCAAAGAACTACTCGCCGCGGCTGAAAAGGGCGACCGGCCTATTTTCGCTGCCGGCATCGACGGCCTAAAACCCGGTCTTGCCCAGGAGCTCAAAGACCCTACGCGCTGGCAGGATTGCCCGGACGGGTCCCTTATTTTTGTGGATGAAGCTTGGAAATGGTTCGGCCACCTCTCAAACCCCAGCCGCCAGCAAACCCCCGCCCATGTGCTCGCCCTGGCCGAGCATCGGCACCGGGGTATTGATTTCGTCTGGACTTCCCAGGGGCCTAACCAGCTTTACCCTTTCGCCCGCCCGCTGATCGAACAGCATTGGCACTGCATCCGAAAGTTTGGCACCCACGCTGTGGACCTCTACAAGTGGGGCGAGCTCGTCGAGGACGTAAAGAGCCAGGGTATGCGCGACCGCGCCGAGAAAGAAACTACGACTCTCCCCTCTGAGACTTTCGGCCTCTACAAGTCCGCCAGCGAGCACACGATCAAGTCGCGCATCCCCTGGAAGGTTTGGCTGATTCCGGCGTGTGTCGTGGCCGGTGCCGTCCTGATCTGGCTGGCGTATTCCTTTCTCCGCCCCGATGCGATGGCCGCGCAGCTAACCGGCAAGGGCGCGAGCGGCGAAGCCGCCGCGCCCGAGGGTCTGCTGCACTACAACCCCTCGGAGCGCCAGAAGAAACCCCTTACGGATGAGGAATGGCTCGGCCGCATTACGCCGCGATTCCCAGGCATGCATGAGTCCATGCCGATCTTTGACGGGCGCGAAGTGCAAGCGGTGCCCCGGCGGTTTTGTGTCATTTCCGGGGAAGGGTCGGACATGCGTTGCAACTGCTATACCGAGCAAGTCACCTTGCTGCGGGATATTCCCCCAGGTGTTTGCCTGGAGGTTGCACGGTGGGGTGAATATGACCCGTTCCGCGCCCCTCCTGAGCCCGGTCAGCTGCACCAGGCGCAGGAGGCCCAGCCGGTCGCTACTCGCCCGCCAGCTGGCACGGGCTCGCTCCCTTCTAGCGTCGGTACGCCTCGTCAGGGCGAGGTGTGGGGCAGGGCGCCGGAAACGCTTCGGTAGGGGTAAGGGGCGCCTTAGCGCCCCGGCAGGGGGAACCCCTGCGCTAACCGCTTTTCACGCGCTGTAGCCGCGCTCCTGGCGCCAGCGGGCCAGATCAATGACAACAACGCGGACGAACTGCCGGCCCCGTCCTGCTGACCGCTTTTCCTTCGCGGCTCGCGCTTGTGCGGCTAGCCCCACGCGTTCGAAGTGAAGCCGGGTGTAATGCATGGCTATTAAGTGCTCTAGGACGCGGGCGTTCACGCGCTGGCGGCCAGGTGTTACGAGCTCGTGGCCGGCAACGCGCCAGCCCGACCAGTCGGGGTGCTTCATGCGGTAAATCTCCGGTTGTCAGGCCGGGAACGCGGTAAACGTCTGAGATGGCCGCAACCGGCCAAAGGCCCGCCGCAGAATTGACATAATATACATTATGCGCAATTGGGAGGCGGGTCACGGAAGCCTTGGCGAGCCTTCGAGCGCTCCGACGTAAATTCGGAACTTGTCTGCAGCCAATTCGACAGACGCCGAGTCACGAGAACCCCAATACCAAATTTACGTGCAGCTTTCCCCGTACTTCTGGAGCCCTCCGAACAGGTTTAGGGCTCGCACCTGGCGTTTCCCGCGCCACCCGCGAAAGCGTTTGCGCTTCTGCGCACCATCAATCCGGCCAACGAAGGGGGGTGCTGTCCGTTAACGGCCCATGCTTCAAATCACGGCACAAGGTCGCTAGCTCTCCCTGACTCAGGTGGCCGACGCCTGGTGCCAGGAAACCCTCCTGGATTGGTAATTGCCGAATAATTTCGATCGTGGGGAAATGCCGCGCAATGACGGTCGCCTGTCGGCGCAGGTCTAGGGGCAGACTTCTATTGCGGCTGACTTGAATGAGAAAATCGCCAGCCCACACAAGCGCTCTAGCTCTCTATTCGGGTGTCGACATGACGGCTCTCCTGGCTCGCTGTCCGGGAAGAATCCTAGCCACCTGTCTCACGGCCCGCGACTCGCTTATCCCGATGGGAATGGCGTATTTCTGCCTCGCCGTGTCTCAAGTTCAGCTCGACCAGTAGTCTCCCCTTGAAGCAGCCAGGCTACTGCCAAGTGAATGTAGGCAAGTTACTTCAGTTTAGTGCGGTTTAGGGCGGTTTAGGGCGGTTTCATAAATCTGCAGACTGGCTTGCTGCAATGGACGCTACCAAGGACATCAGTCGGCATCGTAGGCACCGTCACGCCGACACCTGGCCAGGGAAATGACGCGATCAGGATCAGTGTCGAACAACTCCGCAGGTTCGCGTCCGTCCAGGGCTCGGTCAGGTGTGAAAATCCACAGCACTGCGTCCGGGCCGAGAGAGCCATCACGCTCACGAGGCAACACAGCGAGCAGCTCCGGTAAACGCCCCTGGAGTAGGCCTGCGGCATCCCATTGAAAGTCAGGATAGTAGTCGCGCACCCCGTCCGAAGCAGCCAGCAGCTGGCCTTTTCGGCGCGCCTGCTCGGCGACGCCAGCAGGATCCGCCGAGTCAGGGGCCAGCCTCCGGCCTGCTTCGGCAGCGGTCAAGCACCGAGACTGCACCCGTGCAATGCGGAGGGCCTCAGCGGCGGGCACCGTATGAGCGTCGATGGATGGCATGGGCGCGACGGAAGCTTTGTTTCTGGCGACGATACTCCTCTGAAGGCGCAATGGGGGTATCAGGTTTTTGCAGATCTCTGACGTCGGGGAGTCGCGGACTTGGCGGCGCGAAAGCCTGGTCGCGCGAGCTGCCGCTCTAGTACCTGAACCCGTGCCTGGGCTGCAGTTGCCTCCCGCTCCGCTTGGTGCCTGGCGGCCTCGGCGCCCTGCCGTGCCTGCTCCGCCGCCCGAAGGGCCGCTGCGTGCTCCCGGGCCTGGGTGATGCGCTCTGTATTGGCGGCCTTAAGCTCCTGGCGCAGGCGGTCGATCTCGCTATGGGCGCGGTCCTCAGTTCGGCGCACGTGGGCCTGGAGCTCCGCACGCTCGTTCGCAGCCGCAGCGCGGGTGGCCTCCACATCCGCTAGCGACTTGCTGAGGCCGGCTTCTAGCGCGTCGCCTCGCGCAGCCAGTTCCTGTGCCCGGGCCTCGAGCTGAGCCACTTGCCGCTCCAGGTCGCTGACCCGCTGGTCACTGATGCGCAGGGCCGCCTGCGCGCCTTGGGCCGCCGCCACGGCCGCTTGGCGAGCCCGTTCTGCGGCCTCCGCAGCGGCCCGCTCTCGCGCGATTGTGGCATCCATTGCGCTCAGGGCCTCCGCCAAGGCCGCCCGTTCTGGCGCAACGGCCGCCTCGGCGTGGGCCTGCCCCGCCGCCAGCGCGGCTTCCCAGAGCGCGGAGGCCGCATCCACAACGGCCGCAGGTGCTTCCGGCACAGCTGCAGACCGGCGCTGAGCCGTCAGACGGTCGCCAAGCCCCTTCCACCAGGTGTCCAGCATCCGTGTGAGCGTATTCGGGGACCCGGTGCCGAGCGTCGCCCTCACCCGCTCAATTGTCGGTCGTTCGCCGGCGAGCAGCAGTTGCTCGATTGCTTCGTTGACCTGTTCTTGGGTGACGCCCCGTGCCATCTGATGTCCTCCTACTCGGATCCCCTGCCCCGACCTTGACGTACCGACGATAAGTGATGATTATCGTGGCTAGAAGCTTAATACTGTAGTAAAGACTACATATTATGAAGCAGAAAGACACCCTGCCCGCCCATGCATCGCCCGCCGCCGGACTGCAGTTGCCCGCGCAGCTGGCCCAACAGGCCGCGGATGCCGTGCGCGAGCTGCTGGCCGAAGCGGCGGCCGCCAACACGACGCGCAGCTACGCCTCGGCCCTACGTTACTGGGCCGGCTGGCACGTGGCGCGTTACGGCATTGAGCTGCCCTTTCCGACGCCTGAGGCAACCGTGCTGCAGTTCCTGGTCGACCACACGGCCCGCCGGACCGAGGACGGGCGCCTGACATGGGAGTTGCCGCCGGAGGTCGACCAGGCGCTCGTGGCAGCGGGCCTCAAAGCCAAGCCTGGCGCTTGGGCCCTGGCCACCGTTCGACACCGGGTAGCCGTCCTGTCGACCGCCCATCGCCTAAAACACCTGGCCAATCCCTGTGAGCAGCCAGCGGTTCGGACGGTCCTTAGCCGAGCTGGCCGCGCCTCCGTGAAACGCGGTGAGCGCCCCCGCAAGAAGACGGCCATCACACTGACCGAACTCGAGGCGATGCTCGCCACTTGCGACGGCAGCTTAGAGGGACTGCGCGATCGCGCCTTACTCTGCTTTGGGTTTGCTAGTGGTGGGCGCCGGCGCAGCGAAATCGCCGCTGCCGACATTCGCGACCTGCGCCGGATCGGCCCCCAAGGGTTCATCTACCGCTTGGAGCACAGCAAGACCCAGCAAGGCGGTGTTACGGCGACCTCCACGCCGGACAAGCCAGTGCTCGATCGGGCCGCACAGGCACTTGAGGAATGGCTGGAGACAGCCGGCATAACCGAAGGCGCCATCTTTCGACGGCTTTGGAAGCACAAAATCGGCCCTCCCCTCTCGCCCGCGGCGGTCGGGGAGATCGTCCAGCGGAGGGCGCGCTTGGCAGGCTTGGAGGGGGACTTTGGGGGACACAGTCTACGCTCCGGTTTCGTCACCGAGGCCGGGCGCCAAGGAATCCCTCTGGCTGCAGTGATGGCCATGACTGAGCATCGCGCGGTTTCAAGTGTCTTGGGCTATTTCCAGGCAGGGTCCAGCGATAAGAACCCAGCGGCGAGGCTGCTCGAGTAA